CGGCTGCTCACCTCAGCGACCACGTTCGCCACGTCAGGCATCTCCTGGGCGACCGCGGCGACCACGATGACCGGCACCAGCATCACGAACGCCTGGTGGCAGCTGGACATGGACGTCTGGCTGCAGTCGATCGCCGCCGGTGCCGCGACATCGAGCCTGGCAGGGATGGGTGTCGTGTCAGGGTCGCAACTGTCGGTTCCGGCGATGCTCCCGGCGACGAACGTCACGAACGTGGCGAACTCGGCGACATTCGACAACACCGGCGCCACCTTGTATTACCTGTGGCTCGGCGCGGCGTGCGGCACGTCGAACGCGGCGAACAAGATACAGCTGCAGGGCCTCAAGATTTACCTGGAGAACTAGCCCGCCTCGGAGGTGAGGCGTGGCTGTCGCCTTTGATGCCGTAGGGCCGTCTTCTACCGGCACTACGTCTGCGACTTCTCCGCTGACGTGGACGCATGTCTGCGGCGCCTCGGCGACGGACCTGGTTGTCGGCGCCACCTACGACAAGGCCACCGACACCGGCGGCACCATGTCGGCCACCTACAACGGCGTGTCGATGACGTCGCTGGGTGTGTGGCACACCGGCGGCGGCACCGCCGGGTTCCTGCAGATGTGGTACATGTCGTTCCCCCCGACCGGCAGCCACAGCGTTTCGATCACGTTCACGAACGCGCCGTCCGGGGTGAACGCCGGATCGATCAGTTTCACCGGCGGCGGCGCCAGGTCATCGGTTCAGAACGCTACGAGTTCGGGTGCGCAGACCAACCCGACGCTGACGTTCACCGGGTCGACGTCCGGCAACATGGTGGTCGCCTGTGTCGGCGCCGGGTCGACGGTCACGCAGGCCGGGTCGTTCACGCAGCGGTACAACACCACGTCCGGGTCCGGGGCGGCGGGTGCCGGGTTCACCGCCGGCGCGACCATCGCCAGCCCTGGCGGATCCACGACCGCGAACTGGACGATGGCGGCCGACTTCTGGGCTGTTTCCGCTATCGAGATACAGCCAGGCGTGCCGTCGGGGGCGTCGCCGCAGCCGCAGCGCGGGTCGCTGAACTGGCGGCGCCGGCACCGCAAGATCCAGACGCGGATGCCGCTGCCGTTCGCGGCGCAGAACATCCCCGCGACCGCGACCCTGTCAGGTGTCGGGTCACTCGGCGCGCCACTGTCGAACTACATCACTGACCTTGCCAGCCGCACCGGCATCAGCTATTTCGTTGACAGCCGCGGCAACCCTCGCCTGATCATGGGCGACGCCGTGTGGGCGCTGATGGGCAACGCCGGCCGGTGGAACTCCGGGAACTGGCAGGGCGACTTTGACACGTTCACGGCGACACGGGCCGCGCAGGGGTTCAACATCCTGTACGGCAAGCCGATCGGCACCACCCAGTCCGGGAACCTGGACAACTTCGGGAAGACGTTCGACGGCCTGTACCCGTTCCAGGGCGGCACGCCATCCACCGGCGTGTCCGGTGCGAACCCGAGCTCGGGACTCACGGCGGCGTTCTGGGCGCGGATCGACTACTTCCTGAATTCGTGCGTCCTCAACGGCATCACCGTGATGATGAATGCCATCGGCTACGACTCCGATTTCGAGGGGGCGTCGGGGCCGCTGGTCGGCAAGCCGTCCTCGGAGTGGCAGGCGTACGGGGCCGCGCTCGGTGCCCGGTACGCGAATCAGCCGAACCTGATCTGGCATCTCGCTGACGACTACTTCGGCGGCAGTTCGGACACGCTCATCTCCGCGTTCATGACCGGCGTCCGTGGCGCTGGTGACACGCATCTCGTCGGTATCGAGAACATGCCGGAATCGGACTGCCGGCAGACGTTCGACTCGACCCCGGCCACGTGTGCGTGGGGCACCAGCAACGCACAGTACAACTTCGTGTACTCCTACAACCAGGAGTACTACGCCGTCGAGCAGTCCTACGCCGAGACGTCGCCCATCACCGTGTTCAAGGGCGACGGCTACTTCTATCAGGGCAACTCGACATACAGCACGTTTGACCGCGGGTTCCGTCAGGCTGGCTGGTGGGCGCTCGCCGCCGGGGCCCGCGGCCGCATCGACGGGTCAGAGTCCATCTGGCAGTGGGCCAGCACGGCACAGGCGTCCTCGTCGACTGACTGGTTCTACGCGAACAACGCGAAGAACATGCGGACCTTTGTTGAGTCGCTGACGCACTGGTGGCTGCTGCTGCCGGACAATCCGTCGGCGCTGATCACTGCCGGGCGGGGCACGCGCGCGGGTGCTATCGCGTCTGGTGGCGGCGGCGGCGTCTACGAGACCGCGTTCACCTCAAGTTATGTGGCGGCGTCGCTGACAGCGGCCGGTGACCTGGCGTTGCTGTACCTGCCGAACCATACGACGATCACCGTCAACCAGACGCTCATCAACTCCGGCGGTGCCTACAACGCCTACTGGGTGGACCCGGTCACTACTGCGGTGTCGGCGACCGCCACCGGGTCGACGTACAACAGCACGGCGCAGGGCACTAACAGTCAGGGTGACCCGGACTGGGTTCTGGTCCTGACGACGCAGACCCTTAGCGGGTCGACCATCCAGGGTTCGGCGACCCTGACGGGTACCGGGACGCTGACCGCCAGTCCCGTGCTAGCCGGCGCGGCGACCATGTCCGGTGTCGGGACGCTGACCGCCGGGCCGCAGCTGGCCGGCGCGGCCACCATGTCGGGGCTCGGCACCCTGTCGGTATCCGCAGTGACGGTCGGCACCACCGCCAGCCTGTCGGGTATCGGCACGCTCAGCGTGTCGGGTGTGACCATCGGCACCACGGTCACACTGTCCGGGTCCGGCACGCTGACGGCGAGCAGCGGCGGCACCGCCGCACTGTCTGGCATCGGCACGCTGACAGCCACCGTGACAGTCGGCACAACCGTCAGCTTCTCCGGCTCAGGGACGCTGTCTGCTGTAGCCGGAGCGGCGGCCACGGCCACGCTCACCGGCATCGGGACACTCACAGCCGCGCCGAAACTCGCCGGGGTCGCCACCCTCACCGGCGCCGGCACCCTGACCACCACGCCGGTGTTCACGGCCACGGCCACCATGTCCGGTCTCGGGACACTGGTCCTGCCGGCAGTCGGCGTCCGTAACGCCACCAGCCATCCGGTCGTGACCGCCGGTCGCACCTCAGTCAGCGTGGTCACCGCCAAGCGCACATCGGTCACCGCCGTCACCAAGAAAGCAACCTCGAGCCCGGCCGTGTCCGGCGGATAGGAGAAGGACCCGTGTCCGCGACCGTCTTCTACGCCGACCCGTCCGCCGAACTCGCCACCCTGACGAACACGTTCGACGTCAACGGTGTCCCCACCGACCCGACCACGGTGACGCTGACGATCACCGACCCCACCGGGACGCAGACCACCCCGGCCAACTCCAAAGTGTCAACCGGCGTCTACACCGCCGACGTGGCCACCACCCTCGACGGGATCTGGCTGTACAAGTGGACCGGCACCGGGTCGGCGTCCGACGTCGTCGAGGGCACGTTCACGGTCACCACCATCGACTCAAGGCTGTACGTCACGGTGGAGGAGCTGAAGTCGCGGCTCGGCATCACCGTTAGCACATTCGACTTCGAGCTCATCCTCTCCGTCCAGGCTGCATCCTCCAGCGTCGATGAGATCACCGGCCGGTATTTCTGGCGTGGCACCGACACCCGCACCTACGTGCCTGAGTCGTACTACCGGCAGTCCATCGACGACCTCGTCTCGGTCACGTCGCTGAAGGCGGACCGGGACGGCGACGGCGTGTTCGAGGAAACATGGGTTCTCGGAACCGACTACCAGCTTGAAGTCGCGCCCGGCCGGTTCAACACTGCCAGCAAGGGTGAACTGTGGCCCTACACCGGATTCAACATCATCGGCCCCAAGTTCATCCCCGTTGTCTGGCCGTGGAGCCACCTTGATCGTTTGCAGGTCACCGGCGTGTTCGGCTGGCCAGCCGTACCCCGGAACGTGAAACAAGCCGCGCTGATCATCGCCGCTGAACTGTTCAAACTGAAAGAAGCACCCTTCGGAGTGGCCGGGTTCCCCGAACTGGGCACCGTCAAAATCACTAGTAACCCGCAGGTGCTCTGGCTGCTGCACCGCTACATCTCCGGCGACCGGGTCGGTGTCTGATGGCCCAGCCGACCTTCAGCCAGGTCCGTACCGCTCTCGCTGGCGTCCTCGCCGGCATTCCCGGCGTTACGGGCGCCGACACGTTCAAGGACATCACGCCCCCGGCCGCGATCGTCGTGCCGGAGCAGGGCCAGTTCCTGACCTACGGGGTCGCCAGCGACTCTAGCGGCGGTCAGGTCAACTGGCTGCTAAGAGTCATCCTGCTCGCCTCCGTCGGCGACACCATCACCGGGCAGAACACGATCGACGCGATGATCTCCACCACCGGCACCCAGTCCGTGTACGCGGCGATCATGGCCAACCAGACCCTCGGCGGTGTCGTATCGTTCTGCGAGCCGGTCGAGGCCATCGGGTACGGGCTCATGCAGGTCGACGGGATCGACTACCTCGCCTGCTCAGTCACCGTCCAGATCGGCGCCTGACAAGTGCGCTGGCTGCTAGTCCACCCCGGCCCTGGCTGGTCCGTCGCCGACGTGTTCACCGGCTGGTCCGAAGCGCTCACTAGCATCGGCGAGCAAGTTGAGGAATATGCCCTCGACGCCCGCCTCAAGTTCTACAAGAACACTCTCGTCGAAACCGGGGACCTACTCGACTGCGGCTGTCCCGGCGTGCGCCCCTATCTGGACCGGGAACAAGCCATCCAGCTCGCCGTCGACGGGCTGCTCGGCGCCGCCTACAGGTTGTGGCCCGACGTGATCTTGTGCATCTCAGCGTTCTTCATGCCGCCGTGGATGCTCGAGGTCCTCCGCGGCCGCGGCCACAAGATTGTCATGGTGATGACCGAGTCGCCGTACCAGGACGAGTTTCAGCTGAGAATGGCCCGGTACGCGCACCTGACCCTGGTGAATGACCCGGTGAACCTCGACGCCTATAAGGCGATCGGCCCGGCTGAGTACATGCCGCACGCCTACCGGCCGTCCGTCCACTACCCGGCCCCGGCCGGCACGCAGGCCGAATATGACCTGGCGTTCATCGGCACCGGGTTCCCGTCCCGTGCCCGGTTCTTCGCGCAGATGGACCTGGCCGGACTGAATGTGTGCCTCCGCGGCCTGTGGATGGATCTTCCGGAGGATTCGCCGTTGCGGGACTGGACCGCCACCGACTCTGACGACTGTGTCGACAACGACGAGACCGCGGCGATCTATCGGCGGTCACGTACCGGCATCAACTTTTACCGCCGTGAAGCCGAAGACGCCCACGAAGGCGAAGGGTGGGCGATGGGTCCCCGCGAGGTGGAGATGGCCGCGTGCGGGCTGTGGTTCGCCCGTGACCCGCGACCAGAGTCCGACGCGACGCTCGGCATGCTGCCCGCTTTCAGCAGCCCGGCTGAGGCGTCGGATCTTATCCGGTGGGCGGTGGCCAACCCGCGTGGCGCCTCCCGCGCGGCAGGGCAGGCCCGTGCCGCGGTCGCGGACAGGACTTTCACCAGCCATGCACGTCAGCTAATCCGGCTGCTAGACCGGCAGCCCGTCACAATGTAAAGGGGAGCCAGCGATGGCATCAGTTCGCCGGCACGGCCGGAA